TATGCTCGTTTAGCAGTTTCATAATCTATAGCTGTTGTTATCTTTTGTAGTATCTCTTCTCTGTAGGCTTTCATCTTAACTCCTTTTTGTTTATAAGTAATTATATACAAACAATACTTAAAAGGAGATTAAATTTATCTAAAATTTAGATTAAACTAAACTTTCTAAATAACCTTGTTCTTTACAATAAATACAAGTGTTATCTACTATATCATCTATAGGATTTAAATCACCACAGTATTGACATTTCATAAATAAAAATCTAATATCATCTTGTACTTCTTTGATATATTTAGTATCTAAATGAACCAGCTGATAACGCTTACAATCAAGTTCTAAAAACTCTATTGTATCTTTAGGCATAACAGCATTTAAAGCATTCTTAAACATATATGTAGTATCTATATCTAAAGTTCTACCTGCTATCATTTTGTAAAATTCTTTGTATTTACTACTATATTGAGGATTAGTACTAGGTGTCTTCGATTACTACTTTCATCTTAACTCCTTAAACAATATTAATAAAAGAATATATTTAATTATTTATTTAGTTCTTTCCTAAATCATCACATTTTAAAAACATTCTCAAATCTTCTCTCAAATCTTCATCTAATCTATCCCATATTTTAGATAATCTTCTATATCTAGCAAATTTACCTTTTTCTAAACATTTTTGCAGGTCTCTGATTATGTAGTGCCATCTAACTAAAGATTTAGTTCTTTTACTTACAAATTTCCAATTTCTAATTACTCTGTACGAAACTTCTTCGTGATTTACAAAAGAGTAAGTACCTTGTAATAAATCTTTAGAATCTTGAAAAGCTATAATTGGTTTACCTATATCGTGAAGTAAACCTGCTAGTAACATATTATATTGATTATTTCTGAGGAGGTGATAACACACTTTCATAGTGTGTATAAATACACCATGTCTGTGCCAATTATTTTGTTTCCAAAATAAAGTAATAAAAAATTCTTTTCTTAGTAAACGAATCATCTTAACTCCTTTTTGTTTATAAGTAATTATATACAAACATTACTTAAAAGGAGTTTAAATTTATTTAGATTTTATTCTCTTCTGCTAGAGCTATTATGCCTCTTATTTCTGTAGGATAAAAGTCTGTAGTACTTGTTAATTTTTCTGTTAATGATTCAAACACAAAAGGTCTTCCATTAACTTTAGAATGAAACTCTCCATCTTTACCAAAAATAGGAGTACCTAGTTTTTTAGCTACTCCAATTTTACCTTTACCAGGATGAGCATCAGGACATTCATTAGTACTAATTATATAATAATTACCAGTTTGTTTTTGAAAAGTGATTGAATCTTGTTCAAAAATTTCTCCAAACTTCATTAAATCTTGTTTTAATTGCATAGTATCTTTTAAGTCTACAACTAGATATGATTCCTCTTTTACTTCTATAGCATTGTCACTACCATAGTTTTCAATATAAGTTCCATCTACTCTAGTAACACCATATCCAGCTTTCATAAGTTTAGCTTTAAGGATTTTAGAATTCTTTTTATTATCAGCTGTAGTAAATCTCTCACCTTTGTTACATTTTCTTGCACTTCTAAAAGCACTAATAGTACCTGAATCATGTTCTTTAGTTTGTTTCCATATTCTACTAAGTGAAGATTCACTTAGTTCTTTTTCTTTCAAAAAATCTTTTATACTTGTTAATTCCATAATAATTCCTTTATTTTAAATATATATTATTTGCTTGTTATTTTTTATGTATAAGTAAGTTTACTATAAATACACTTAAAACTACCTTTATTTTAATTTTGTTTAATATACCTAATATATTTATCTCTTGTTTCAAACATACCTTCATATATAGCTTTATAGTGAGTAGCACCAGTAACAAATACATCTCCATTATTTACTAGTTGATTAACTTTTTCTTGATGTTTATCCCATACACTTGTTCCATGTGTTACGCTTGATTCTCCATACCCAGAAATAACACATGTACTAATAATTTTATTATTTGTTTTATGATAAATAATCATTATGACTCCTTTATTTGTTTATAAGTAATTATACACTATATAAAATTAATATATACTTAAAATTAGAATAAGGCTAGATTATGACATTTAAAAATTTCAAAAAACAAGCTTTTAAAAATCAAAAAATAATAAAGTTAGTTTTTGAAAAAGTAGATAGTAGATATTACTATGTTTATAGAATTACTAACACAAAAGAAAATAAACACTATTATGGAAGTAGAGTTAGTAAAGTTATTCCACAATATGATTTAGGAATAAAGTATTTTAGTTCTAGTGATATATTACAAAAAGAAATAATATCTAATCCAGAAAATTTTAAATATAAAGTTGTTAAAATACTAGATAATAATGGAGATAAAATTTTATGGGAGTGTTATCTTCATCAATATTTTGATGTAAAGATGCATGATAGTTTTTATAATAAAGCTAATCAACGCTTATTTGGATATGATACTACTGGAATGGTGTCATGTTTAGATAATGAAGGTAATAAATTATTTATTACTCAAAAAGAATTTTATGATAGAAATGATGTACATCACATTAGTAAAAAACACAACATAGGTAAGCTTAATCCTATGTATGGAGTTAAAAAATCTAAAGAATCAAATAAAAAAGCTGTAGATACAAGAATTAAAAATAATAGTTATGTAACAGGTAATATTAAAGCCCTTAAAACCAGAAGAACTAAAAATGAAAATGGAATGTCACCAGATGAAATAGGAGCAGCAAAAGCAAAAAAGACAAAAAGTATAATAGGTAGTGATGGTCTAACAGTTAATCAACGAACTGGGAATAAGCTAAAGAATACATTAGCAACGGAAGAATGGAAGAATGGAAATGGGGAAATACAAAAAGAAAAAACTATAAAAACTATAAAGAATTTATGTATTTGTAGAATCTTTGTTTGAAAAATTTAAATAGTTATCAAAACTTCTAGCAGAAGTTCCATCATCTCTCATATTATAACCTAACAATCTACTAGTACCTACAAATAACGCTAAAGATATTTTTCTTTCTTTAGCGTTAGTATTACAGTTCTGAGTCAAATCTTTAATAAGTTGTACTTCTTCTTTAGATAACTCTACTGTAAAAGTCTTTGGTTCATTTATTATATGTTTCATTTATTTTCCTTTTTTGAATCTTGTTTCACCATCTATATGATGGTATTTAAGTGCTTTATATAATTCTCTTTACCTTTGTTAATTAAATCAAAATCTACTTCCTGTACGGGTGGTATTTTAATTATATCAAAAACATAAGTATAATATTCAGGATATCCGTAACATTCTACTCCATTGTTTTTAACACAAAAAAAGCACTCATAGTTAGTACTAGGTGTTAATTCAAAACATTCATCAAATTCTAAAAAATCATTAAAACCTTTATTACTTAATTCTTCTTCTAAGTATTCTAAATAACTCATACTCTCTGGATATTTTATATCATCTTCATACTGTCATGTAACCTTGTAAGATATAAATAGAACTTTATATTAATATACAAAGTCTTCATTAACTATTTATATCTTACTCTAATTATACTATTTTATACTTAAAGTAATATTAAATATTAAAATTCTAACTCACATTGTCCACCTGAACATCCTGATGAACCAAGAGTATCAATATCGATAAACTCTTTCTTACCTAAATCAGTTACCCAATTTATATCTTCTGCTTTAGATGTTATACTCCACCATTTATGTAAATTATGAACATCTTTAAGACAATTACCACAAGTGTCAACATCAATAAAGTTTTTACTAAATTTATTAAATCTTCTTACCCAATCTCGTTTAAGTAAATCTTTAGTTGAATCAGTTAATACTTCTCCAAATCCTTGTGCTGTACTAATAGCAGTCCATAAATCATTACCAAAAGCTAATTGACCTGCTTCAATTAATGCAGAAGTAAATAAAGCTATTTCTCCATAAGTATCAACTATTTGCTGATGCGTAAATACCTCAGTGAATGGTGCTTGTGGATATGCTCTATCACCAGCAGCAGATAATAAACTAACACCACATAATGAATGTCTATTGCTATATATATAATCTGTAACTGCATCCCAATCATCTACTGTAATAGTATTAGATACATTATGTTTAAGAAAAGGTTGTACACATAGTTCTTTATTAGTACCATATTCAATCCAATTATCTTGAGCACATTTAACATATTCTAACTGTTTTACTCCAAGTAAATCAGCTTTATAAATTGAACCGTCTCTCGGCTCAATAGGAAAACCAATTACATAATCCAAATCTGTCCATACTGAGTCATCTATCATAGCTGGATTCTTTTCTGCAAATAGTTTAGCTACTTCAGTGTCTTTGTTCATTTGAACATGACGAATATATCTAGGAGAATGTTCTCCATGTATTCCACTTGCTGTACCTAATAGCACTGATGCATTTCCCGAAGGTTTCACGACGCAACATCTAGCTGCTTGGTTGATACCAATCATATCAGCAACAATTTTGTTCCAGTACTTTACTATTTCAGCACCTTTTCTTTGAACTTCGACATCAAATAGTATATCTGGATTATTCATCCATCCAGTAATACCAACACCAATTAAAGCTTCTTTATCAACAATTTCTTTTGTTTCTTTACCAACAAAACTAAAATCTGTATAACCTGCTTGTAAAGTTCCTAAAATAGAAGCAGCTTTACATTGTTCATAAAATATTTCTGGTGAAGTAGATTTATCTCCATTTATCTCACAAAGGTTACAAAATTGGAAACCTGAACGACCATCCTCAGTGTAACCTTGCATACCGACCTCGACGCATGGGTTAAATAAAATCTCTAGAGAATCTGTCCATACGAAACCAGGTTCGCCTGAATGCTTAACTGATTCCATAATATTAGCAAAAGCTTGATGTGATGTATCTTCTCTTAATAACACAACTGAATTATTACTTCTTCCTCTTTGAGGTTGAGAAACAAACCAATCTCCTGTTTTAGCAGTAATCATATCTTCATCATCAAAAGAAAATAAACAAATAGATGCAGCTCTTCTAACCCCACCAGAAATTACAGCATCTGCAACATGCATACAAATATCATAAGCTACTATAGAGCGTAATTCAGTTACACCTTTATCTAATTCATCTTTAACAAGTTTTTCAATTTTATCTAGTGCTTTTCTTAATGGTTCTGGACCTGGTGCTTTAAAACCGCCTGAAATCTCTGTCCCTTTAGGTCTGATTTTAGTTAAATCAAAGTATATCTTTCTGCCTTTAAATTCACTGTCTTCTACGAAGAATGAACGCATTAAAGCATCTACTGATGATGCCCAACCCTCTATCGAATCTTCTATCACAAAAGTTTTTGCATGTTTTGTACGAGCTGTAATTCCTGGTAATTTAGCTATATGTTGTGTTTGTACACTAAAACCTACACCACATCCACATAACATTAAGTAAAATGATTCTCCAAAGAATGCTGAACGGTCACAATATGAAGCTGTGCAATTATACATCTTAGCATTCTGTTTAAGTAATTGTTCTCCACCAAATTGTAAAGCTCTTTGTGCTCCTAACATTTCTTTGTTTGAATATGCTTTTTGTGCTACATCAAATAAATTTAATAACTCTGGTGTTAATTTCTTAGCATATTTAATTTTATGCATATCCATAACTCTATTTATTGCTTCATTCCAAGTTTCGTATCTTTCTTCTTTATCATTATAACGAGCATATGACTCGTAAAATTTAGCATCAGCCATTAATTGACTGGTATTTGTATCTATTTTATTCATTGATTTCCTTTGTGTAAATATTTATTAAATTCATATTTCTAATCATTTAACTTTTAACTTTTATTATTATAGTTAATAAAACTTAATATATAATTAAAAAGAAGCTAATTTGGCAAAATATACTACAGAAACTTGGATAGAAAAAGCAAAAGAAAAATATAACAATAGATTTGATTAT